CCGCACTTCCACGGCGTCACACTCCAGATAGAGCCGCCGCCCGTCCACGTCGCGCACCGTGCGAATCCCGAATAGCGGCCCGTCCTTCACGCGCGCCCGGAGCCCGCGCTTCTCGTCCAGCAGGTCGCGCCGCCACCACGTCCGCACGCGATGCGTGACTTCCATGTGGAGCAGCCCCGCCATCAGCAGTTGTGTCGCGCTCACGGGCACGACCTCGCCCCAGACCGCCACAAAGTCCGTCCAGTCATCGTCTTGCCCGCCCTGGCCGTCATCGGGGCCGGTGAAGACCTCGAACTGCAGCCAGCGGGTCATGCTGCCAGCGCTCATTGGTAGCACCTGCGAATCCACGGGATGCGCTGCAGCGCCGGCTGCCACGGGTCGCCATGCCCGTGAAAGAACACAATCCGCGCATCGGCGGGCAGGCGTCCGTTGCCTTTCAGGTCATTGCGAAACGAATAGACCCCGTCACGCTGCGTCCAGCGGGTCTCGCCCTTCCCGAGCACATAGCCGATCCAGCCCTGATCCGAGCCGAACTGCCCCGCCGCCTTCGCGCGCCCCGGCGACGTCTTCGGGTCGAAGCGCTCCCACACCTGGGGGCGCGTGCCCGCGCGCAGCAGGAACATGGAGCCGTTGTAGAGCGTGCGCCGGTTGGTGTCGCCCCAGATGATGAAGTCCTCCGGCCGGTCCCACAGGGGACGCAGGTCGCCGGTCACGACGCAATCCAGATCCATCGATACGACCCGCTCGCCGAGGACGGTCGCGATGTCCGGGGCGAAGAGCTTGAGGCGGCGGTAGCAACTGGGGTTGCGCGGGCCCCACGGATTCGGCACGTTCGCGAAGTCAGTCCACAGGGGAAGGGCCTCGATGTCTGGGTCGAGCCCGCGCGGGTCGTCCGTGAGACAGACGAACCGATGCGGCGCTGGATACCCGCGCGCGACCATGCGCCGCAGGACGTTGACCGTCTGCGGCCCGAACTCGGAGCGATAGCCGCGGGACGGACGCCACTTCCAGCAAGCGACCGTCAACATCTCGCCGCTCCTGGGGACAGCGCCAGACGCTTGCGGTCCTGCTGGCGCCGCGAACAGCTCTTGTCGTGCGTCACGTACGCTGCCAGCGGCGAATAGGGCCAGATATGTGAGCGCCCGGGGCGGGTGGTCGTCGCGGTGAGGTCGCGGGCCGGAAGATCGGGTAGCGCCGCGAGGCCCGCTTGTAAGACGTGACAATCGGTCCAGCCCCGCAGCGTGCGGAAGCGGTCGCTGGAGTACGTATCGCAACACCACTGGAGCAACGGGAGGGCTTCGGGCACGCGGAAGGCGACGTAGCCGGTCTCGGGGTGTTTCGCGCCCCGCCCGAGATAGGCCACGTCGGCGTCTCCCAGCAGGTCGGCCGTCCAGCCCGCCGGGATGCGGTGATGCGTCACCGTGTCGCCGTCGAGCCACGTCAGAATCCCCTGACCCAGACGCAGCGCCGCGTCCCGCCACACGAACACCTTCACCGCGAAGCGGTAGGCGTCCCACTGATAGGCATAGGGCTTGGTCCGCACGACCTCGGCGGTCGAGCGCCCCTGCGTCAGCGGGTCGCCGACCCACCGCTGTCGGCACGCGACCCAGGTCGCGAGGTCCGCGGTCCGACGCTGTTCGCCGCCGGGCAGTGCCAGGTCCGCATCCACATACACCACGAGGCGCGTGGTCGCGGGCCAGTGCGCGAGCACTGAGGCCACCATCCGCGCGCCGTACAGCCGCGCGCCGGCGGGTGAAAAGCTCGTCACGAGGACGTCGCTCTGAGGCGTCATGGAAACACCAGCACGTAGTCCCGCCGATCGGTCCAGGCGACCGCGGCGCCCAGCCGCTCCAAATAGCGGATCGCCTCGACCGGCCGATGCTTGAACCGCGCGACCTGTTTCGGGCGTTGCTCCACGATGCAGGTGGGCCGACACCGCTGCAGGGTCTCCCGTCCGCCCTTCACGACCTCCAGCTCGCAGCCTTCCGTGTCGATCTTTAGTAGGTCAATGGCCGGGAGCGCGAAGCTATCGAGCGTCCGCAGGGGAATAGGCCCTGGACCCGCCACATAGGTGCTCCCGCTCGAGGTCGGCGTCACCGCTTGAAGGGCCACGCCGCCTTCGCGCGCCCCGAGCGCACAGGCGTGCAGGACGTCCTGGGGTCGGTGCGGCACGTTGACCATCCAACACGCGCGATGCCGCTCGACGGGTTCGAAGGCAACGACCTGGGTAAAGTCGCGCACCATCCAGAACGAGAACAGGCCGACATGCGCGCCGACGTCGACCGCGACACCCCGCGTCCGACAGCGGATGAGCCCCTGCTGATAGAGCGGATATTGGTACGTGAGGCGCCCGTCCACGCGCAGATTCGTGTGTCGCATCTTCGACGGGAGATGTTCCTCGCCGTCGGGGAAGTGCCACACCTGGTCGAACGTGACCATTAGGCGACCTCCTGCCAGGCGGCACGAATCCAGGGATGCGCGGCCTGCACATCCTTGTCGAACGGTGTGCGCTTGCCGTGGAAACTGACGATGCGCGTCCCGGCCGGGAGCGCCGTCAGTCTCTCGTGACGGATGCGCCGGAAGCTGATGACGCCATCCGCATCTCCGAAGGTATCGACGGGGCGGTCCTTCCGCAGATAGCTCACGACCGCCTGGTCGGACCCCCAGAAGCCATCCTTTTGGGCGGCGAGGCCCAGCGCATACGACTCCCGGGCAAAACGCGCCCAGATGTCCGTCTGCGTGCCGACCTGGAGCACGAAGACACTGGGGTTCAACGAATACCCGCGCCGGGCGATCGACGCGGTCCGATAGATGGCAAAGTCTGAGGGGCGCTGGACCAGATCATCGAGCGGCCCGCAGACCACCACATCGAGGTCGAGGTGCAGCAGTCGGTCGCCCAGCAAAGCGGCGTCCGAGGAGAACAGCCACAGACGGCGATAGCAACGGATCGGATAGCCGGTCACGGGATTGCGGATCGTCTCGACGCCAGGCACGACCTCATCCGTGATGCAGACCACGCGATGCGGCACCGTCAACCAGCGGTTGACCGATCGCGCGAGTTGCTGGACGTGGCCGGCGCGGTAGGGATACCGCTTGCCGCGCCAGAGATAGGTGACGACGGTAATCATGCCGCCACCTTCCGGGCCTTGACCCAGTAGGTCCAGGGATGTTTCGGATCGTCGCCAATGGCCTCCAGGCTCTCGATGGCGAAGGCGCGGAGCAGGTAGCGCACGCCGAACTCGGTGAAGCGCCAGAAGTCTTGCGGCGCCCGGTGGAGCTTCTGTTGAAAGGGCACGCCGACCAGAAACAGGCCCCCGGGGCGCAGGATGCGATGGCATTCCGCGACGGCCGCGTGACAGGCGTCGACGTGCTCCAGGACGCCGCTGCAGAAGATGGCGTCGTAGGACGCGTCGGCCACCGCAGGCATCGCCCGCACGTCGAGCATGAGGTCGGCGCCGGGCGTGACCTCGGAGGTCGTGTAGCTGCGCGCGCCCGTGAAATAGCTGCGATAGCGGTCGCCGCGGCCGTCGCGGTCGCTGCCGCTGCCAATCGAGAGCACATCGCCCGTCACGGCGGGACACCAGCGCCGGAGCACGGCATCGCTGAGGGTGCGCGCCCGGCTCATACGGTGCGCTCCCACGGGAAGGCCAACACGGTCGGCCCCAAGTGCTGCTTCGCCTTGCGGGCCAAGCGTCTGCGCGTTTCGTTCCCGCGGCGTCCCGCATTCCGAAACGCTCGCGGGTCCAGGCCCGGTGCGAAGGAACTCGCGTCCGGGATCACCTCTCGCGGATAGCGCACTAAGGGCAGATGCGCGAGATGCTCCACCGGCCCCGCCGCCTTGAGCCGCGCCCGAAAATAGCTATCGGTGCCGTAGCCGACGCAATCCTCGTCGTAGCCGCCAATGCGCCAGAACCACGCCTTCGGCATGAGAAAACTGTTGACATGCGGTTTCAGTCGGCCATGGCCGTCGCGCGTGGGTCGGAGGTGCGGTGCGTCGACCCGGCCGAACGTGTAGGCCCGCTGGGCATCAGCGGCCGGGAGCTTCGCAAGGACCGCCACGAGCGTGGCGGTCGGCACGACGTGGTCCATGTCCGTGAGCAACAACCACGGCGCCGTGGCTTCCTGCGCGCCCAGGTTCCGCGCGCCGTGCTGGTGCCAGGGAATGTCTTGCAGCACGCGATAGATGCGGAGCGCTGGCAAGCCCTCGGGCCGCGGCACGTCGCGGGCGTGTTCTGGCGACCCATCATCCACGAGCACGACTTCGAGCGCCGCCTTCGCGTCCGCCGGATAGGCGGCCCAGACCCGATACTGCTCCGCCAGCATCCGCGGGTTGCGGTAGTAGGGCAGGACGAACGCGAGGACCGGCGTCATGGCAACGCCTCCGCGAGCGGCAGCCGCGGGAAGCACGTCAGCGCCGTCTTGCGCGTGCAGTTGATGACCTCGATGCCGTGCGCGGCCAACTCCGGGACCATCGTCGCGAAGTTCTTCAGGCAGACCGCGAACGGGGGCACGCTGCCGTCCCGGTGGCACCCGAAGAAATGCTGCCCTTGCATGTCATAGCCGAGGAGCAGAATCCGAACGGCGCCCAGGTGGATGGCGAGGTTGATCGCCTGATAGCCGGAGTTGTTGCCCGTGCGAATGCCGGTGCGCCGCCACTCGATGCCGGAGCCGCCCGTCTTGGCCACGAGCGTGACGCCCTTCCAGTGCTTCGCGCCGGGCTGGAGTCCGAACTTCAAGCCAGCGAACCCGGGCACGCCGCTGTGCCAGGTCCACCATTTCGCATCGCAGCCGTAGAGGACGTCCGCCCACGGCGCGAGCTTGTAGGCGTCATTGATGGCGATGACCCGCGCCTTCCCCTGGACGTAATTGACGTCGTCGGCGGTGAGGCTGGGCCCGGTCCCCAGGCACACGACCGTGCTGCCGGGCCAGAGAGAGGGCACCGGAGCCGGGGCGCGGAGGGCCGGAAGCAGGAGGGTCATCGGTCACGCCAGCGCCGGCTCCCGATAGCGCGCGAGCAGCGCCGTCACGAGCGGCGAGAGGAACCCATGCTCCGGGGTCGGGGTCGCGTTGGCGTCGTCGCCCCGGAACCGATACAACTCCGTGAGCTGCACGAGAATCGCGGCCTGCACGACCCGCGGCACCGTGCTCACGTCCCAGGCCGCCATGTCAGCCGTCCAGGTCGCGTCGGTCGGGCGGGCGAGGTAATCGAGGATCACGGCGGTCGCGTGAAAGATTTTCATGCGGAGGTCTTCGTCTTCGTCGAGCACCGCCGCCAGGACGTTCAGGCGCAGATGGCGCTTCGCGTCGTCCAGGCTGATGAGTTCCTGGTCGATGCGGACGGTGCCGCTGCCGCTGCTGCCGCTCCCGCTGCCCGACATGCGCTACTCCTGCCCGCCCGGCGGTCCCGGCGGGCCCTGCTTCCCGTCCCGGCCACGCTTGGCACTGAGCACCCACGCGCGGGCGCCTGGCCCGTCTTCGCCGGGACGGTCCCGCGTCGCCCTCTGGGCGATCCACTGCGAGCCGGCCCAGGTGACTTGGTCGCCCGCGAGGTAGAGCCGTCCCAGTTCCCAGACGCCGCGATAGACGGTGAACGGCACGACGACACTCAGCAGGTCGCGCGTCTGGTCGCCGCGCACGGCGCGGACGCGGAGAGTCTTCGTGTCGGTGTCCAGGTCGGCGGTCAGGTCGTCGAAGCCTAAGCCGTCGGCCCCGTCCCGGCCGTCGAGGCCGTCGCGCCCGTCCTTGCCGTTCAGGCCGTCGAGACCCTTCTCGCCCATCGGGCCGGGCAACCCGTCGCGTCCGTCGCGCCCCGGTTCGCCCCGCTCGCCGCGGTCGCCCGCGGGACCAGCCGGCCCCATTGGTCCCACCGGGCCGACTTCCCCGCGCTCACCGCGCGTCCCGGTTGCACCCATTGGACCCGCAGGGCCAGCCACGCCCTCGGCGCCGCGCTCGCCCGGCAGGCCGCGTTCGCCCTGTGGGCCGCGTTGCCCGACCGCCCCATCCAACCCCTTCTCGCCTGCGAAGCCCCGCTCTCCAGGCGGCCCAGGCGGTCCCATCGGCCCTGTGGGGCCGAGGTCGCCCGGCAGGCCGCGCTCGCCGCGCTCCCCCGGTAAGCCGTCCCGCCCATCGCGTCCGTCAATCGGCGTCCGGGCTTCCAGCGTCGCCAGTCGCGTCACCAGCGTCTCAATCTGTTGCGCGTGGGCGGTCTGTTCTAGCGCCCGGGCGTTGATGACCGCCTCGAGCCTCGCTTCCAGCCGTGTGACGTGCGCTTGTTGCTGCTGTTCCACCGTCCCGATGCGCTCGAGCAGGCGGTCGTTGACGCCTTTCAGCGTGCCCAGAATGGTGTCAACCAAAGTCGCGGCCATGTCACCCCACCAGCCCAAACGCGGGCGCCTTCGTCAGCCAGTCCGTCACCATCGCCGCTTCGCGGGTCGCCTCGTCTTCGCCGTCTTCGGCCTCACCGTCTTCGGCCTCGACCTCGTCCTCGGTGGCGTCCTCGGCGTCGTCTTCCGGTTCTTCCTCGGGCAACTCTGCCGGTTCGGTCGGCGCTCGTTCCGGCAGGTCCCGTGCGGCGAGCAACCGCAGCGGCCAATACTGCTCTTGGAGGTAGGGCGTCTCGCCGCCCTCGACCGGACCGAAGTCCAGCCAGCGCCGGCGCACCTCATTCGGTGACGCGCCCGCGCCGATCGCCTTGCCGGCGGTCTCGACGCGCGTGGCGGCGTCCATCTGGATCAGGTCGTCGCGCTCGAACTCCACGCCCAGCGTCCGTCCCGGCACGGTCGTCAGTTCCAGTCCTTCGTCGAGCTTGATTTCCAGCTTCTCGAGATGCTTCTGCAGGCAGTCGGAGTAATAG